GCTCGGATCTTTCGCGGACAAGTTCTAAAGCGTTTCGGACGGGTTCAAAGGGCTGACAAATGATACCTATCGGAGAGTGGACCCCGGCGCAACTATTACGGTGCCTTGACGAGTGGACGGCTGAGTATTTCTCTGGTTGGGGCAGGCCCGAGACATGGGCAGAGGACCAAATAAATCAGGTCCGGGCCTGCGTGGCCATTCGCGTTCGGGGAGGGAAGGTTTGTGCGTGCGGCCTCTATAAGTCTGTCGGGGGCCGAAGCTGCCTCGTCTGCCACAACGCCGCCCGCGCCGCACGGCCGCGTCCCTGCATGAACTGCGGCGGACCTGTCTATCCCAGGCGGACTGGGACCGGTACAACCTGGTCGAAGAACTGCTCGCCAGAATGCACAGCGGCTCGCATCCTGGCGTCGCATGAAGCGTTACGCAAACCCGGCTCTCAACGCGTCCGTCGGCGCGCCAACTCGAAGCGGAGATGGGAACGCCTACGGGCCGTAGGTGGTGGGACCAGCGGTCGACAACGTGTCGGGATCTGGCGTCGCATCTGCGAGAGAGATGGGTGGGCGTGCTGGATCTGTGGAGGCCCCATTGACGCGGATCTCCCGCTGCGCCACCGTCGGTCAGGAACGGCCGATCACGTCATCCCACTCATCGATGGCGGCGACGATTCCGACGACAACCTGCGCGCGGCTCACTACTCTTGCAATTCCCATCGTCCACACGGAGGGAGCAAGGGCGGACGCCCGTGCAAACAGACAGAGGTGGTATATGGGCGGCAAAGGTAGCGGCGGCGCGCGGTTAGGCTCAGGCCCAGCCCGGACGCCCGGGTCGGTGCGGTATCTTCGAGAGCAGCGGCTCAGGGGGAAGCCGGCTCCTGCGGCCAAGCCGAAGGCTCGCCGCCCCCCCGTGGTGGCTATGGCGAAGCCGAAGGGCATCCCGGCGGGGCAGTCGTCGGTCTGGGATCTGCTGGCACCCCAGGCGTTGCTCCAGCGCACGCTGACGCCGGCGACGGCCTTTGCGTTCCTCGAACTGTGCGAGGCCATCATCCTGAAGCGGGACATCCTCGCCATTATCGAAGCGGACGGGCTGATGCAGAACCGGCTGGCGACGAAGATGGACAAGGATGGTGGTGGTGAGCAGATGTTCGAGAGCAAGGCGCACCCGCTCATCGCGAAGTGGACGGCGCTGCTGGTGCGGGTCGAGGCCGGGCTGACACGCTTCCGGCTGGCGCCGATGGGCAAGGAGCTCGTGCTGGCGGAGGAGCCGAAGGATGACTTTGCGGAATTCGACCAACCGCTGACGCTGGTGAAGGGTCGGGCATGAACCCCGTCGACGCCTACGCCGCGGCGGTGGTCGACGGCCTGGTGCCGGCGGGGAAGTGCGAGCCGGTGGAAACATGAGCAGAAGATTGAATCTGGCTGGACATCGGTACGGGCGCTTAGTAGCGGTCTCCGTCGCCGACCCTGGTGGACGCTGCAAGCACGCTCGCTGGGTCTGTCAATGCGACTGCGGGAATACAGCCGTGGTGCGCAGCAGCGATCTAATTCGGACAAGGAGCTGCGGTTGTATTGGTCGAGAGACCCTGGGTAAACGGGCAGAGGCCCAGCTCGGTCCATTGAATCCAAACTGGAAAGGCGGCGCCCGCAACAAGGACGGTTATGTGGTCGTGCGTGTGGATGGCCGACATCTGATGCAGCACCGGCTGGTCATGGAGCAACTTCTGCGTCGTCCTCTGCTGGCTACCGAGACGGTGCATCACAAGAACGGCAATCGCTCCGACAACAGGCCCGATAATTTGGAGCTCTGGACTACTCGCCACTGTGGAGGTGGGAGAGTGTCGGACCAGGTTGAATGGGCGCGTGGAATCTTGGCGCAGTATGGCTACTTGTTCTAATCCAATCGATGAATATGCGCGGTCAGTAGTTGATGGCCGTGTTGGGGCGGGCAAATACCACCGCCTGGCGTGCGTCCGGCACCAGCGCGATCGCGCCAGGGAAGGGACGCCGGAGTTCCCGTTCCGCTTCGACCTGGCGAAGGCCGATCGGTTCTTCCGCTTCGTCGGCCTCCTGAAGCACTACAAGGGCGAATGGGCCGGGCAGCCCATCGTGCTGCAGCCCTATCAGCTCTTCCGACTGGGGTCGGTGTTCGGGTGGGTCCACATGGAGACCGGCCTGCGGCGCTTCCGCACGTCGTATCATGAAATTGCCCGCAAGAACGGAAAGAGTTTGGAGGCCGCCGTCGTCGCCCTCTACGTCACGTTCTTCGACGGCGAGGCTGGCGCCGAGGGCTACACCATCGCCACGAAGCGTGACCAGGCGCGCATCGTCTGGGGCGACGCGCGGCAGCTCGTGCTGTCCAGCGGACTCAAGGAGCGCATCGCCGTCCAGGTGGCGAACCTGCACATGGACGCGACCGCCTCGAAGCTCGAGCCGCTCGGCGCGGACCACGACTCGACGGACGGGCTCAACCCGTCGCTCATCATCGTGGACGAGTTTCACGCCCACAAGACGCGCGGCCTCATCGACGTTATGGAGACGGCGACGGGCGCGCGTCGGCAGCCGCACAACTTCCAGATCACGACCGCCGGCGACGATCCGGTGAGCCCGGGCGGCGATCAGCACGATTACGCCTGCAAGATCCTCGACAGCGTCCTCGTTGATGAGAGCTTCTTCGCCTTCATCGCCCACGCGGACCTCGAGGACGACTGGCAGGACGAGGCGACCTGGCGGAAGGCGAACCCGAACTACGGCGTCTCGGTGAACCCCGAGGACATGCGGGCCCTGGCGCTCAAGGCGAAGTCCATGCCGGCCGCCGCGGCCACGTTCAAGCAGAAGCGCCTCAACCTCTGGGTGAACGCCACGGCGCCGTGCCTCTCGGTCGAGGGCTGGCGGGCCGGCCAGTCGGTGTTACCACGCGCAACGTGGCGCGACGCGCTGTTACATGAGCGGTGCTACATCGGCATCGACCTGGCGTCGAAGATCGACCTCTGCGCCCTGTCGCTCGTCTTCCCGCCCACCGACGCCAAACCGACCTGGCGCGTCCTGCAGCACGTCTGGACGCCCGAGGAGACGGTCAAGGACCGGTCACACCGGGATCGGGCGCCCTACGACATCTGGGTGGCGCAGGGTTGGCTCCAGACCACGGCCGGGTCGCGCATCGATCACCGGGTGGTCAGAGACGCCATTGCCGCGGCGAAGACCCTGTACCAGATTGAGTTGATTGGGTTCGACCCGTGGCACGCCGACACGCTCATCGACGAGCTCGTGCGCGAGGATGGGTTCGCGGCCGACCGGGTGCTCGCCGTGCCGCAGACCTATCAAGGCATGAGCTCAGCCTGCCTGCGGATGCAGGCGGAGATCCTGGACGGCAAGGTCGACGCCGGGGGCTGCCCAGTGACGGCCTGGAGCGTGAGCAACGCGGTTGCGAATCGCGATGGCAAGGACAATCTCATGTTCGCCAAGGGCAAGTCGCGCGGCCGCATCGACCCGCTCATCGCCATGACGATCGGCATGGCGCTCTGGCTGCGTTTGCCGGCCGTGGTCGAACCCACCTATGGAATCCTGGTTCTAGGGGGCCGTCATGCCTAAGTCACCTGTGGAGCCCGGGCCGGTCGGAATGGCGGTCAGTGGGGGTGCCGAGATACACACCTCAGCGACGTTCCGGGTTGAGATGACGGTCAAGGAATACGCTGGCCGAGAGCGGGTGGATGAGCGCACGGTCTGGCGCTGGTTGGCGAAGGGCGCCGTGCCGTTTCGCAAGACCCCTGGCGGCGGAATCCGGGTCGTCGTGCTGTCCTCGTCACTGAAGAATACTGACAATCCCTGACATTTACTGTCATCCTTCCCGGTAGTCCCTTCCGCTCTCACACGTTCTCGCCTACCGTGCGTGCATGCTCAAGGCGTGGGCCACGCTCGAAATCAAGTCGGTTGACGTTGTCCAACGTGTCATCGAAGGCATCGCCTCCACGCCCTCGGTTGACCGTGGCGGTGATTCGATGGACCCGGCCGGCGCGCAATTCACGCTCCCGCTGCCGTTCCTCTGGAAACACCTCGACCCGATTGGAGAAGTGTTCGCGGCGGACGTGCGCCCCGACGGGATCTACATCAAGGCGCGTGTGTCCACGGTTGACACACCAGGGCGCCTGAAAACCCTCGTCGACGAAGCGTGGCAGTCCTTTACCGCGAAGCCCCCACTGGTGCGCGGCCTCTCGATTGGCTGGAGAGACCTGGAAAGCACGCCCATCCGAGGCACGACCTTCCGGCGTATCACGAAGTGGATCTGGGGTGAACTCAGCGCCGTCGTCATCCCCATGAACACCGACGCCTCCATCCTCGCTGTCAAGTCCTTTGACACGCCCGCCCCCGCCGCGTTAGGCACGGGCCGGACGGTCTCGTCCACACCCGGCGCGTCGGGATTGCGGAAAGTTACGCTCATGAATGTCTCCGAACAGTTGACGGCTGAGAAAACCGTCATGCAGACGAAGTCGGCCCGGCTCGAAGAGCTGATGACGGCCGACCAGACCAACGGCGGACTTGAGGCCGACGAACAGACGGAGCTCGAGACGCTGACCGGCGAGGTGTCCACCCTCACCGCGAAGATCAAGAAACTCACCACCCTCGAAGCGGCGCAGGCGTCGATGGCCAGTTCGCTGGTGGTGTCCGCCGGTGCCAGGCTCATCCATGATGGCCGCGTCAGGGTCATCCCCAAGACGTTCCCGAAAGGGACGATGTTCACCCGCTACGCCCTCGCGGTGGCGGCGGGCAAGGGCAGCTACTCCGACACGCTGGCCTACGCCAAGCAGTTCAGCGACACGCCAGAGATCGCGGGCTACGTCAAGCTGATGTGGGAGCGGAAGGCCGTCGAAGGCACGTCCGTCGTGGCGAGTCCCGGATGGGGCGGCGAACTGGTGAACCCGGCCACGGCGATGACCGAGTTTGTCGAGATGCTGATGCCCCAGACGATCATCGGCAAGGTGCCGAACTTCCGGCGCGTGCCCTTCAACATCCCGATCATCACTCAGACGGGCGGGTCGACGTTCGAGTGGGTCGGGGAAGGCGCCCCGAAGCCGGTCGGCGAACTGGCCTTCGAGCGCACCACGCTGGGTTACACCAAGTGCGCCGGGATCGTTGTGCTGACCGAAGAGCTGATCCGGCTCTCCACCCCGAACGCCGAGGATCGCGCGCGCGGCGACCTGATCGAGCAGTGCGCGAAGTTCCTCGATGAGCAGTTCATCCAGGTGGCGATCGCGGCAGGAGCCAGCAATCCGGCGTCGATCACGAACGCCGTGAACTCGCCCGCGGCGTCCGGCACTGACGTCGACGCGGTCAAGGCGGATCTCATGACCGCCCTGGCGACCTTCACGGCGGCCAAGATTCCGATCACGGGGTTGGTGATTGTCACCACGCCCGACATCGCCCTCGGTCTGAGCCTGTTGACGAACGCGCTCGGGCAGGCTCCGGCGGGGTTCAATGTGACCCCGAGCGGAGGCACGCTGATCGGCTACCCGGTCATCGTGTCCGAGTCGGTCGACGCGGGCGTGCTGGTGATCTTCAAGCCGTCCGAGATTTTCCTGGCCGACGACGGTCAGGTGCGGCTCGATGCCAGCAATCAGGCCACCCTCGACATGAACGGCGGATCGCCGTCGACCCCCGTGTTCAGCTTGTGGCAGCGCAACTGCGTCGGCCTCCGGGCCGAGCGGTGGATTCACTGGAAGAAGCGCCGCGACGACGTGGTCGCGGTCATCGACACGGCGTCCTACGGGCCGACCGTCGGCTCGCCATAGTTCCTCGCGTCCGCACGGCCGCGCGCACGACACATCTCGTGCGCGCGGCTCTTCTCGGTCTGGAGGCCCATGCCGCTGATTGCCGTGGTTGCGCGTCGGGCGTTCTCACACGGAGGCCGCACCCTCCGCCCGGGCGATCGCTTCGAGGCCAGTCCTCTTGATGCAGTGGTGCTCGTCACGGCGCGGAAAGCGGCGTTCGCGCGAGTCGTGCCCATGAAGACCATCGCGGCGGTCGTGCCCGCGCGGACGATCCGTCGTCGCGACCTCGTCACGAACGAGGACGTTCCTCTGCCCACCAAACGCACGTACAAGCGCCGCGATCTGACGGCGGAACTCTAATGCAGGTCTTTGGTCTCACCATCACTCGTACCAAGAGCCTAGAATCCCTGACAGGTATCCCCGGTTCACGCGGGTGGTGGCCGCTCATCCGTGAGGCGACGACCGGCGGCTGGCAACGCAACGAAGAGATCAACGTCGATACCGTGCTGTCGAATCCGACGCTCTTCGCCTGCGTGACCTTGATTGCGGGCGACATCGCCAAGCTCCGGCCGAAACTGGTCGAACAGAACAGCGACGGGATCTGGTCCGAGGTGGAGAGTGCGGCGTTTAGCCCGGTGCTTCGCAAGCCGAACGCCTACCAGTCGCGGATTGATTTCTACGAATGGTGGATGCTGTCGAAGCTGGTTCACGGCAACACCTATGCCTTGAAGGCACGAGATGGCCGTGGCGTGGTGACGGCGCTCTACATTCTCGACACCTTCCGCGTGACGCCCTTGCTGGCGCCTGACGGGTCCGTGTTCTACCAACTCGCGCCTGATGCGCTGGCGACGATCGATCAATCCGTGGTCGTGCCCGCGCGCGAGATCATCCACGACGTGATGTGTCCACTCTTCCATCCGCTCTGTGGGGTGTCTCCGATTTATGCAGCCGGGTATCCCGCGTTGCAGGGCTTGAACATCCGTGGGGCCTCCGACAAGTTCTTTGCGAATGGGTCAAAGCCGGGTGGCGTGTTGACGGCGCCTGGTGCCATCCCGCAGGCCACGGCCGATCGCCTGAAAGCCTACTGGGATGCCAACTTCTCCGGCGACAACACGGGGAAGATCGCGGTGCTGGGTGACGGCCTGAAGTATGAAGCCCTCGCCATGACGGCCGAGCAGTCGCGTCTCGTCGAACAACTCAAGATGACCGACGAGGACGTCGCCAAGTGCTTCCACATGCCGCGGCACAAAGTGGGTGTCGGGCCTGACCCCACCTACAACAACATCGAAGCCCTCAACAAGATGTACTACTCGGACTGTCTCCAGAAGCACATCGAGAAACTGGAGATCAAGCTGGATGAGGGGCTGGAGTTGACGACGGTGCCGGGGCGCACGCTTGGCGTCGAGTTTGACCGGGATGCCCTCTTCGAGATGGATACCTCGGCGAAGTCAGACGCGGCGCAGAAGGCGATCGGCGCGGGCATGAGCCCGAACGAGGCGCGGTTCCGGTACTACGACCTGGGGCCGGTGCCGGGTGGCGAATCGCCGTATTTGCAGGAGCAGAACTGGCCGATCCGGTTGCTGTCTGCGCGTGAATTGCCTGCCCGTGCGCCATCCCCAGTGACGCCTCCGGCGGCGCTTCCGCCCGCTGAGGATGAACAGGCAGTGAAAGGCTCTGGCCGCTTGGCGCTCCCGATGATGATCTACCGCAAACTGTTGGAGCTGCATGCCCCATGACTGAGAACGAGCA